TACAACCACCCGGGCGTTCATCCGCGGTCCTGCGTAACGAGCTGTGGGTATGCCGCCAAAATCGTCGACGGCAACGGCAGGTGCTGCCGCCAGCAGGCGCGTGCCTCGGTGCTGTACTTCGAATCCAGCAACAAACTGTGGTCCCCCGTGAACGGCTGAATCGGCCCGCCGGTCTCGTCCTTGTTTGTCCGGAAAATCACCTCGTCCAGGTTATCGAAATCGGGGCCATGCTGCATCCCGACGGTGCTGTCCACCCGGTACCCGATCCGGTGAATGCGCTGCGTTTTCCCCTGCGCCGTCCCGTCTTGTGCGCCAGCCTCATATCGCAACGTCTCGCCATCGGCAGCTCGATACAGACCAACGTGGACTTTCGTCGCCGAGCGGTCCAAGCTGACTGCCCCGTTGGCCACCACTTTGTCAGGGTGCGCGGCACCGTCGGCCAAAATCGACACCATCTGCCCGTTCAGGTGCCACAGCCCGGAAATTCCGGTCGCGGCCACGCCGCTGTATGTCAGCCCACAATCGACAAAAAACGCATCCTCGATCACATCCACTTCGGACTCGAAAAACTTGGTCATGTACTCGATCGTACGCACCGTGGCCGAATTGATAGTCCGCTTCACCACCAGCCAAAGCTGCTCGTATGACCCGTCCGCAGAAGGAATCACCGCCGCCGACTCGACTACCGCGTGCCCGGTCCCAAACACACCGCCAAGAATGTGCCGCGCCCAACCGCGGATCGCGTCCTCCTGGTTCTCCGGTAGCGCGTGAAGCATCCCCAGCAGCACGCCGTCACCGCGCGCTGCCCACAGGACCTCGTGCGGGTACTGCTGGTGCGCGAGTTCCGACAGCCCGTTCTCTGTGATGTGCCCGGAGGCAATGGACACGTCGCGTGCCGCGTACCCGCTTGATACTCCGCCGTAAGTAATCTCCCTCAACACCCGACCCTCGCGCTGCGGGTATAAAATGGCCCGGCCGGAACGCACGGCCTGCACTTGTTTGCTCCCAAAATTCGTGAACCGTTTGGCCGAGATGTTCGTCGGCGTGAGGGCTTCGTTTTGCGTCGACGCGCGAACTGCCCAACATCCGCCGGACGTACCAACCAGCAGGCCGTTTTCCTCGTCCAGCAACCAATACGTGCGGTTCACACTGCTGGCGTTCAGCGTGTAGGCGATGGCGTTGTCGTTCGCCACCGTGCCGTCGGTCGCGGTCGGGGCGNNNNTNNCGNAGNNGCCCGGTCTTCGACATATCGATACGGCTGGGCGTGCCCAAGGCACCGCCGAANNCCAGCCGNTCCTCGTANAACGTGACCGAACCCGGGTACCCGGTCGTGTCCGACCACGCGCCCAGGCGCCAGTCGACTTTCGCATTGACGTTTGTCAGCGTATTCACCACGTCGACGGTTACCACGGTCGTTGAAGTCCGCCCGGTGATGCGTACGTACCCCCAGGTGCTCCCCTCTTTGATCCGGATCAGCCGCCCCACGTCCGTTGTCTGGAATCCGGTGTCGCTGTTGATGCCAGTTACTGCGGACGCGGTCAGCGTAACGCCGGTGCCGGTCGCGGCACTCGGAGTCAGCGTCGTCGTTGTCGTGTTCTGGTCGAGGTACGGCCCGTCCAGGAAAGTGATCTCAGACAGCGTCCACGCGGTGTGCCCGGTACGGCTCAGCTTGCGCGGTTCGAACACGGTGTGCGCGATGTAGAGAACGTCGGCCGACTGCGTAAACTGCAACTTGAACAGGTCGGCTTCCGTATACGGCGTGGTGATCTCGTAAATCTCGGCGATTTGCCCGGTACCATTCGACGTTGCATATCCGGTGGAGTCGACGCCCAACAACTCGAAGGTATTGGCCCCCGCATCCACATTGGCCACAGTGAACTCGCGGTTATTTACCTCGACCATGCCGGTCTCGCCGGTAATCACAATCCGGTCACCGTTGGCGTAGGTGTCGGCCCCGGCGTAGGTAACAACCGCTGGGTTCGCCTTCGAAATGCTACTCGCCGTCTGCGCCGTCAGTGTGATCTGCTCGTTGTCTTTGTAGAACCGGCAATACAGGTGCCCGAACTCGATGATGTACGCCTGAGTCGTGGAAAACTCGAAGCGAACCACGCGGGTCGGCTTCGACGAATCTTTCGCGGTAGCCGCGAAATACGTCCCTGGGCGGTGCGTGATTGGGCCCAGCGCCGTCGGCTGGTAATTGAGACAGGTCTTCAACCCGGCGCGGTACTGCTCGGAATCGACGCGCGCCGCAGCGAGCGGGCTCAATTCGCCCGCGCTAAAAGAAACCTGACCGGGGGAGGCCTTCGACATTATCGCCGCTCGGTGTCCCAGCTGTGGTCAGGGGTTTGTACCGGCGGGCGCTCAATGGCGTTGGTGCGCCGGGCTTCGGCGACAACGTCCTTCAAATCCTCGCGGAGCCCGGCTTTCTTCGTATTCGATTGCGTCAGCGCCTCGCACATCTCATGCGCCATCCAGCACGCAGCCGCCTCGCGGAACATCGGGTCCATAAGATTCGGGTCGGTGATTCGCGCGACATAGCGCACTTCCAGCGGGGCGTCCCAATCCGTCAGGATCTTCCGGCCCTCAAGCAACCAGTCGATCTCTTCCTCAGACGGCAGCAAGATACGAACGGCGTCAGACGGCCAGGTGTAGGCGAACGCCCGACCAAGATTGGTGCTCCACGATGACGCGGCGGTGCTGGAGTCGGCGGCCAGCGAGGCCCGTTTGATGGCAAAACTCCACGGGTGCGAGCGGAGCATGTAGTCGCGGCACGGCTCATACGCCACGTTGCACTCCCGCGACTCTTTGTTGGCACCGTCCAGGGCCACGATACGCCCCGCCCCGAGGCGCTGCAGCGCGCGATTTGCAATCTGTACTTCGGATGCCACGGCTTACCTCCGACGGCGTCCGTTATTGGCCGCGCAGTTTTGTCACCTGGTACGCAACCGTCATGCCGTCAGCCGCGGCGGCGACCGCCGCGCTGTCGTATACGCGCAGATACCACGCCGCTGGGATCACCAACTTCTGCGGGATGGCAATCAAAATCTCGCCATCCACAAACGCGGTTTCCCGGTACAGGCCGGGCTGGAACGTGTAGTGCCGCGTCAGACTGGCGGCCTGCACGGCCCCCGCTGTCCAATCGGCCTGTAGTACGTCTGCGTTGTCGTACAAAGCGAGCTTGATTTGCCGGTTACCAACCGTCGCGGTACTGACCAACGTGACGTGCAGCCAGTCCAGCACCCACATCTCGCCGTCCGGCACGACAATGGTCTTGTCGCTGTCGTTGGCGGCCGTGTCGATTGCGTGCTTGATGTTTACCATGGGTTTTTTACGCCGGCGCGTCGGCTTGGATGATGTACTCTTCGATCGCCTTCAGTGACTTCAGCAACTCGACCTTGTTACCGGTAAGGCCGGTCGTGGCGCCCGTCACGCGCAACTCAATGACCGTGCTGCCCGTCGCCGTGCCAAACGTCACGTCCGCCGGGCCTTTGGCACCCAGGCTCACGCCGTAAAAATGGTCTGCCATGTGTTCGTCCCCTCAAAGGAAAAGAAGGGCGGCCGAAGCCGCCCTTCGGTCAGACTTAGATCGCGTACCGCACCCGAAGCGTCACATCCGGAGTCGCGGCGGCGCCGTTCGCGGCGGTCAACGTGAGCGCCACGTCGTAGTCGCGGAACGGGTCAGCGGTCAGCCCCAGGGCCTCCCACAACGGCTTCTCCACGTCCTCGATACCGAACACCCCGGACTCGTGCGTCACCGCGGTATTCGGCAGCGCAGCCGTGAGCGCGACAGCGCTGGCGAAAAAGGCAGCGTCCACCACAGCGCCGCCGTTGTCGGCGGTCTGGTAGATACCCACGTCCGCGGCGCCGGTCGTGTCGAACGCGTCGCACGACAGAATGACCTCGGAGATTCGGGCGTTGCTCGGAATGCGGCACAACCGATAGGTCGAGCCGATGCTGGCCGAAGCCGACGCCTGCTTGGTACCAACGGCCTCGCGCATTGAGGCCCCCATCAGCCGCGCGTTAACCTTCACTTTCGGTGTCGCGTCCGCGTTGGTGATGCTGCCGGATGTCAAATTTTCCACTGCCATGTTTATATCCTCAGTTCAATTCAGGTGGCCGATTACGCGCGGTACGACTCGATCGCGTAGACCTTGTTTTCCTCGAGACGGGTTGCGCCACAGGTCAGGTAGGCGTACGCCTGCCACGGCACGCCGCGGATGTCCTTGCGCTGCGAGATGTCGGTCGTGATGTCGTTCCACACGCCGAGGTGCATGCCGGACTTGACCCACACCGGCAGCGTCACTTCGTTGGTGCCGGCCAGGACGGTCTCGATCTGCTCGCAGTGGATGAACTTGAAGCCGAGCCAGGAGTCGACTTGGCCGTTCACCAGGATCGGGGCGTCGCCATTCTTGTACTCGCTGCCGATGATCTGGATCTCGTTCAGGAGCGCGCTGCGGTCCTTGGCGGTGACGCCGATGAACGCCTGCTCGCGCGAGAAGTCGATGTAGTTGGCCTCCATCAGCTCGCGCACCGCGCGGATCTTGGCCGCGTTGATGCGGGAGTTGGCGCCGCCGGTGTTCACGTCAACTTCGTTGGCCGCGGTGAAGCTGGTCGACGTGCCACCGTTGACGCCGGTCTTGGCGGTGCCGGTGAACGCCTTGAGGATCTGGAGATCCTTCTTGCGACCGAGGGCCATCGCAGCGTTCTGCACGTACTTGCTCTGCGGGTCCGACAGCAAACGCAGCTTGTCGAACTTGTCGATCATCTGGTTCACGTCGTAGTCGGTCGGAAACACCCAGCGGCGGGCGGTCGGTACGTCGGTCCGCGGCATGTCGGCGAAACGGGTGTCGACTTCATTGGCTTCGACGGCACCCAGCTGGTCAACCGGGGACGCCTGGTCGCCTGTGTAGGTGCCAATGTCAACGGCGCTGGTGAGCAAGCCACCCATCTGCTGCAGAAGCAGCGAGACGTTGGTGGCGTACTGCCGGCCGTAAAGGTTTACAAGATCAAGTGACATTCGGGTAACTCCTTGAAAAGCGTTAGGGTTCAACGGTTCTCGAAGGGGTTATCCGGTACTCGGGCCCTGCTTCTTGCGCTTATCGCCACGCCAGGCGGAGGTCTGTTCCCAATCCGTCAGCCGGGGGGCGGGTTTTTGGCCCGCCCCTTATCGGCTTTTCATATTGTCATTCTAGCAACAGTGTTGCTATTTAGCAACACGCGGCCCGATCAACCGGCCGCCCGCGCCAGAATGTTGTGCAGTTTGTCCATTTCCTGCCGCAGCGCGGCGTCACCCTTGATGTACTTCGCACTGAGCACCGGGTCGGCTTTGATCGCGTCCAGCCGGGCCTGCGCCGCGGCCGGCGACATCGCGCCGCCAAAACCCGCCGCTCCATCGGCCGACACGAACTTGTCCTCGCCGATTTTCGCGCCGATGCTGTGAAACATCTTCATCACGCCGGCAAAGCCCAGGGCCTCCTCGAGTTTGTCAATGACCGAGGCGTCCATACCCAGCTCGGCAAACGCACCGCGAGCCACCTGAACGTTCTTGTCGTGCGCGTCACCCCACTCGGAGTGCAGCGCCGCGTCCTGCTTGGCCAGGTCGTACTTGTACTGCTCAGCCGCGGCCGCGTCCCGCGATTTGATGAACTCGTTCTGCTTTGCCGCCAGGGCCTGGGCCTGTTTCTTGGTGATACCCAACTCGTGCATCGTCGTGGAGATAAACTTGGCGTACGAGTCGTCCTCGCCGTCAGGTACAGACAGCTCGTACTCCTCCGGCTTGCCGGGGCGGCCAAGGCGCTCAAACACCTTGTTCCAACCGTCCTTGTCGGCTTCGTCCGGCAGGCGCAGCAGCTTGTCGGCGGGAACGCCGAAATGCTTTTCGAGGTTGCGGTAACTGTCGGCCAAGGCCGCCAGTCCCTTCTCGTCACCGGGGAACCCCTTGGACTCGACAAATCCGCGCAGGTCCGGCGCAAACCCGCCGTACCACGGGGCTGCGGCACCAGCGGCACCAGCGGCACCAGCGGCACCGTCGGCACCAGCGGCACCAGCGGCACCAGCGGCACC